CTGAGTATTAGTTGTGATGTCAAGTTGCGCTGTAATCATCAATCCGTGTTCGTCCTCCAATGCATCAGTAACACCACCTATTGGCTCATTCGGCTCATGCATCCACAGGACCGGATACAGAAAACGGCGCCCCCCTGCCTTACGTGCTTTCGCCTCCTGTATGGTCTTCTTGAATGCGCCATGTGCGACACGGTCATTTTGTTCATCTACATTGCCAAATGTAGAGAGATAACCCGTAACAATCCCTTGATCCTCATCCACTGACTTCAGTTCAAAGGGGAAAGTTTTAAATTCCACAGTATGTGGCAATGTCGCTGTTTTCGTCATTGGGTCATCGCCTCCATGAATCTTCGGTACTCTGATCGTGGCGATAATTCGGCCTTACTTTCCTTGGCTGGTTCGTTGCTTCCCCCATCTTCTTTGTCTTGTCGAACGTTATTATCCTCAGTCCTTTGCGGAATCCATGTCTTGGCGTTGCTTGTTCCAATGTCTCTCTTTGCCTTTGCATTCGTTTTTTCATACAATGCTTCAATCTCCTTTTCTGGCATCCTTGATAGAAAATCCTGAATATCATTGAGGATATGATCAATAGTGGATTTCTCATCTTCTTTGTCTCCGATAGGGAATGCATAGCTAGCGTCACCAATGCAAAGCCATACCTCGTTAAATGACAAATTCACCATGGGAACACTATCAATCGGTGTAGGAGTATCAGGAGATACATAAATAAGAGTGCAATGAGGATTGTATTCCCAATTTTTTGCAATAGTGATATTTGCATCTTCTAATTGATTTACTAGGTCTGTTCTAAATTCCTGTATACCTGGAATATTTACTGATGCATAAATCGGAGAAAGACCATCACTAAATTCTGAAGGATTGAAGCGACCAACGCCGCTCGTTGTTCCTGACAACGGAGAAGCATTAGATGCAAAGTCTTTTACAAGGATTTTCAATGCATCTACATCGAGATTTTCGTTGTCTTCATTCTTGATGTATGTTAATGTAATATGAAGGTCACTCGGCTCTTCACCATCGGATATCGCTAGCTTCTTCGCTGACTTCTTATCAAGGAACAGCGCAATCATCACACCAGTGTGCTTTTCATCGGCATCATTGGCTTTCATCGCTCGTTTTTGAGGGGCATCGCCATCAGGGTTGTTGGCGGGAGTATCATTGCCAACCTCGTTTCCTTGTTGCTGTGGCTTCCCTGGCTTCTTTGGAGGCAATGCATCGACGATCTGCGCAGGTGGCAAGTTCAATGGCTCGGCAAGAGCAGGCGGTGGTGCAGCTGGCATCGTGAGTGCTTGCTGTGCGTATTCTTCATAGTCCTCTTCGCGTATCAGAATTGCGCCAACCTTGTAGACCTTGCCGTGCTTATTGACAGGCAATTCAAGTTGCTCTTGTGCATCGCATTGCATCAAGAGTCCACTGTCCCACAATGCATTTACTTGGTCTATCTGTGCTTTTCGCTTTGCTTGATACAACTCTTGCAACACTTCAATGTCTGATGTGTCATAGGTGAAATATGCTCCCATTGACTTTAGATCTTTATACATCGGCACGAGCCACATATTCACGTGGTCTCTGAAGCGATCCATCTTCGGCAATGCATTATCGGTATACAGCGCAAGCTTTGCCTCTTTTTGATTTGCAAAGGTTTTCCCTGCCGAATCACCGACAAGCTCTGGTGCCACATCGAATATCGCTGCTATATCCCTAGTATTTAATTCCCGTGATTGAAGCCAATCTAGCTCATATGGCGTCATTGCCATTTGCTGCCACGTCATGTCCGCTTCTAATATCAACGGCATCCCTGAATTGCGTTTTCCGCTGTATCGTCGTCGTAATTCTTCGCGGACTTGGCTTCTTTGTTCCTCTGTCAAAAAGCCCTTGGAGGTAAAGACAGACGCTGGTTTTCCTGCATTTTGCATTAATGCGGTATTCCATGAATTACCTTCGTTTTGTTGGTCGATAAGGTTCGATGCAACTTCAATGGGTGATAAGCCATAGAAGTCATCGTCATACGATGGAAACTTGAGATGCATAACTTGGGATATATCGAAGTCCTGGGCAGCAGAGGAGCCATAGCCGTAGATGTAACCAGCAATGTCTTTTTCACCTATAACGATTTTCATGCGGTCAGGGCGGAGTGCATAGAGTTCCACAGGAGGAGTGTTATCTGATAAGCGATTGGCATAGAGATAGGAATTACCGGACATGTGCCAGAAACCGAAGACCTGTTCAACAAATGCACCAGTACCCATCTTAGAGTTTGGTGTCTTCCAGAGGTCTAGCAGAGGATGACGTTCAATCTCGCGCGACTTTGACTCATCAGTATAGAGCTTCCATTTGATACCGGAGGCGACACCAGCGATTTTATTGATGCAAGCATAGACTGTGCCATTGCGTCGGTATCCCTCGCGGACAAAGGCCCCATAGTTTTTCTCCGACCACACTGGTTGTCCTGGAGAATAGAATTGCATCGCAACGCCATAAGCGGGATCTTGCTTTGTCTGTATTCTGCTGAAGAAGGACTTTGCCCATGTAATCATCCCCATCGATCCACCTCACTCTCAAACCATGTACCTTCCTCTTCATAGCTACCAGCAGACCAGATGCTAGACTTTTTGGTTGCCTCTGCTTGCACTGTTTCCATAGGAGTCGGTGTATCCGGTGACCACATCGCAGGTCCAGATGGCTCAACAACGTCATCGGCGGCCATTGAAATTACATCTACGATATCATCATGAGCACCCATCGGGAAAAACAGTAATTCTGCTTCAAGGACATCAAGGTATGATGCATGCTTACGGAAAAAGATCTTGCCGTTTTCCATCCATATTGAAGATGCTGAGGCACGCGCTACTTTATCGCCTCGGCCAGCAGGATTGTATGCTCGGCAAGGAATACCTTCTGCAAGCGCCTGTTGTACCAAGGCAAGCTGGTAGGCAACGGATTCTATTTTGAAGTAGGCTCTTGGATACCGATAATGCAGCACACGGAGTTGCTTCAATTGCGCAGGGTTGTCAAGGTGTTCACGGAATAGGTCAAGGAGAATGATGTCCCGTTCTGGAGTCACTGCCCAGATACCAAACACGGTGTAGTCAGCAGTTTGTCTACTACTGACAGCAAGATCCCCCGTTGAGAACTCTCGACATTGCGATTTCAACACGGAACGCGGACTATCAGTGCCCTCTAAGATGTATCCTTGCTCTGTTTCAGTGAAGTAGCGAAACCACTCCTTACGAAACACCGCCCCACCTGACGGTGCAGGTGATTGTTGATACTGCGCCGCGAAACCAATGCTACCAAGGTCTCTCTTATAGCGTGCCAATGTTTCTTCATTGAACCGTTCAGGCCACAACAATTCCCCTTCTTCTGTGCGAGGGTCTCCCCATCCAATAGAAGTGAAGCATTTCCTGGCAGGCTCGTATTCAGCAGGAAGGTTGAGATGTTCCCAATCTGGTCTTTCATCTAGAATAACGCCGCTAACATCTTCTTCATGTATTCTATGACCTATAACAAGCATTTTATCTTTATTTGCATCGTTCATGCGATTAGACCACGTTTCTCGAAACCATCTATTCGCATTGTCTCGGTCTGCAAAGCTATAAGCTTCATCAGCAGCATGGCAGTCATCAATAATTAGTACTGACCCACCGTGCCCTGTTGCACTTGATGCAACTGAAGTAGCCATTTGCGTACCAAGCTTATCATTCATGAAAAAGCGTTTTGCATTCTGTTCTTTACTTAATGAAAAATCACGATCTTTTATGAGATTAATGGATAGATCATCACTCATGATGGAAATATCGCGTCCATAGCGTTCCTGGAACCAATGAGACTCAACGAGACTTCGTTTCCGTAGATTGTCCCGTGTCGATAAGTCAAGGCTGTACGATGCACACAAGAACCGCTCGTCAGGTCGTTGTAACCATCCCCACGTCGGCCAGAGGACACTACCTATTGTGCTCTTGGTGTGTCTGGGCGGAATATTGATGAGAAGGAAGCGGATCTGACCAAGGGTAACAGCAGTGAGATGTTCGCAAAGCGCGTCAAGACACCAACCATCCACAAAAGGCGCGGGGTCAACAAGGTGCCATGCACCGATCACAAAGCTTTTGAGTGATCGACGCATTTCCTCCGCCTCTACAGAGAGCAACAGAAGATCTGCGACGGATTGATTGGGAGATGCAAAACCGCTTTGCTTTAAGATTTCACGCCTCCTTTCATTCCTACTGCAAGAGCTTTCAAGGAGGCTAGTTGATCTGCATTCAAGGCACGGACATCAATATGGAGAGTGTTCTCTGAGTCTATTTTGCCATTCACCGTCGCATTAAGGTCCATACTTTGTTTATCGCGGAATTCCGGCATCCGGCTTTTGGCGAGGAGAGACAATAAACTATCGCTGTAAACGCGTTCCATCAATGGTTTACCATCGTTGTACACCATATTTCCCATGCTCACGACGGGTTTCTCATATCCTTGTACTGCTCTGCGAAATAGTTCTGCGCGTATTACATCATTGGCTTCTTCAGAGGCGATGTTAAATTTTAGTGAAAATTCTTGATCGGTTTCCTGCCAAGCATACATGGTAGATCTAGCAATCCCAGCTGACATGCATGCTGCTCTAACGTTAGCAGTCATGGAGAAGGTACGGAGGAACTTTTCTTGCGCGTCTATACGTTGTTCTTTTGTAAGTCGTACACCATTGCGCCTTAATGCGCGTGAGGGTGTAGTGGTGTCCGGCTTTGACATGAAAAATACCCCCTTTCAAGCTCATGATGTTCGTTTTTAATCCGAACATACGGCCTTAAAGAAGGTGTCTCGTATGCCACACATGTGAGTTAATTTGTTAAGAGTAAGTATACAACATTATTGCGCAATGTCAAATTACAACGACGGTGGCAAATACTCACGGGTAATGTGTGAGTATACGCGACTGTTCACAATAGCGCTGACTGTTGGTTGGGATACGTTAAAATGTATAGCATACTCTTTTTGATTCCACGCATAAACATTGAACTTGATGATAGCTACTTGCGCATTCGTAAGTTTTTGCTGGAAGTACCCTTTGCTCTTGCGGCCCTCAAAGGGTACTTCCAAAGTTTCTTGCGCTCTCAATTCAAGTGGGAGGTGTTCACGTGTGATATGTCTGTACTGACTTTCATGAATAATTGCACTGATTGTCCTTAGCTTTACACCAAACATTACGCTATATTCTTTCTGCGACACACCGTAAGCATTAAACTTAAAAATTGCAGCTTGTTCATTAGTTAGTACTGCAC